GGCGTCCTCGACCTGCTCAAGCCGCGCCGCGGCGACGGCATGGCGCGCGCGCCAGTCGGCGGCCTCCGCGCGGGCGGCGTCCCGCTGCGCCCACACAAGCCACAGCGCCGCCACCAGCCCGGCAGCGGCCAGCGCAGGCCACACCCAGCCGGGCGCCCGGCGCAAGGCTGTCCACGCCTTTGCCAGGGCTGGCAGTGCCGCGATCACGCGGCACGCCCCCACCAGGCAGGCACGTTGAACCCCGGGCATGCCTTGGCCGCATATTGGTTGTGCCCGGTCACCCGCTCGATTCGCGCCCGACGTGCGATGTCTTCAAGGAGGTTGCGCAGCGCTGCTTCTTGGGAGGCGGTGAAGTGATCGTCAAAGCGATCATGTTCCGATGATCCGTGGCCGCCGATCAGGCAGATCCCGATCGTGCCGCGGTTCCGTTCGACGACATGCGCGCCGATCTCGGTTTCAGCACGGCCGGCCATGACATCACCGGCGCGGCTGATAAGCCAATGGTAGCCAATATCGCGCCAACCTCGATCGCTCACATGCCAGCGTCGGATTTCGGCAACTTGGGCGGCGAAGGTTGCACTTGCCTTCCAATCAGGTCGCGTGGCCGAACAATGCACGATTGCCTCGGTCACGGGGTAGCGTGCCCTGCCCTGGAACAGGCCAGGCGGCGAATTGACGACTTTCATTGCGGGTGCTACCGCTGCACGGCCGTCGGCATCCAGCAGCGCCATGATCGCGCCGCGCGTGCGCGCGCCCCACAGGCCATCGGCCGGGCCGGGGTCATGGCCCATTCCGGCAAGGCCGGTCTGTATCTTGCGCAAGGCTTCTCTCGGCATTTCAGAACCCCCAGCCGGTCAGCCGCGCAAGCACCAGCGCGCCGATCACCACCACGATGCAGACCGCGATCGCGGTTGCCTCGCGCTTCGCCACGGTCCGCGGATCACGCATCGCCATCCCCCCGATCGGTTTCGCGCGGCGCCGGCGCGTGCCGGTGACGCCACGCCTGCATCACGTCGATCACCCCGGCCGTGATCCCGATGCCCCCCATGCCAACCACGAAAGCGGCGAACCCGGCCGGGTCTGAACTGGGCGCCAGCGCGCCGACGAAGGGGCGCAGAAGCGGCTCGGCCAGCGGCCCAAGGTACAGCGCGCACACCGCGCCGACGGCGATGCCGGGCACGCCCTCGCGCCAGTTGTCGCGCAGCGTGATCCACCGCACCAGGCCACCGGCGGCACCCGCCAGCGCCGCCTTGCCCGGCTCGCTCGCCAGCCACGCCCAGAAGCCCGTGTCGACAGGATCAGCCATTGCCATCCTCCTCGATGCGGCTCAGACCAGCTGCTTCCACCAGGGGCAGCGAGTCTCCCGCCAGCACGAGGATCATGTCGCCGGTTGCCGTTGGCACAGGGCTGGGCGGCGCCTCCGGATCTGCGCCGGTTGCGTCGTGCAGCACCAGCAGGGCTTGCGCGCGCGCGGCACCCGTCATGTTGATGGCATACGGCTCGGCCGCATCCCATGACGGCCGATCGAGGGTGTCTTGCGCCGCCGCCAGCCAGGCGGGCGACACATCCAGCGATGCCGCGACATACTGCGCGCCGGCTGCGTCTTGCCAGCCGGCTGCGCGAAACGTGCTGCCGTCGGCCGGGCCTTGACCAAGCGCCATTGCCAGGGCGTTCGCGTCGTCGCGGTGTGCCTCGGGGCACATGATGGTAATCCGGATCACAGCGAAATCCCTCCTGCTGCTGCATAGTATCGCGTGGCCATGAGGCGCTCGTGTTCGGCGATGGCGCGATCGACCATGACGCCGCCGTAAAAGCGGCCGCTGCCGTAGCTGCCGCCAAACCGGAACAGCGTGTCGAGTCCATCGACCGGCGTTGCGTTGCCGGTGATCGTCGGGCTGCCGGGATAGACGGTATTGTTCCGCCATGCCTGCGCAGACGATGCGCTTGCCACGCGCACCAGATCGACACGACCGGCGAGTGCGGTGGGCCAACCCGCCATCGCAGCGAAGTCAACCACGTTGCTGGCGGTATCGACAGTCAGGGAGACGCCTTGCGCCACGTTGAAATTGCTCGCACCGCCGACAGACCCGAATGTCAACGGACCTGGAAAGCCAGTGAGCCACTGACGAGCTGCCGCGACTGTATAGCCGCCGGTCGGCGCGAACGCCGTCGCCAGCGTCATGAAATCATCGAAGCCATCGGCCCATAGGTAATAGGCAGCGCGAGTTTCGGCCTCCGTGATGTCGAACGCCGAGACGCGCCGCTGGTAAGTCGTCGCCGCGCCCGCGAGTTCAAGCTGCGGCGCCTCTAGGCGAACAGTTGCTCCGGATGTGACAGGGTTGCCTGCATTCGCATCGACCAAGTAGAAGCTCGGCGCTATTTCAACGCTTGCCCCCAGGGTAAACGTCAGGGTGCAGCGATAGGCTCCATCCCCGACGGGCGTGATCGTTGATGTCGGCGTGCCTGTAAAGGCGGACGCGCCGCTACCCAGCGAGACGGTGCCGGCCGCTCCGGTTCCCAGATTGAACCACGCCTGCGCGTTGTCAGTGAAAACTGCGTTTGCACCCGGCCGCAGCAGAAACCAACCCGTGCCCTTCACGACCGCGCTCATGGTGTAGGTGCCTGCCGGAAGTGTGACCAACGCAGCCCGCACAAAAGCACCGTTCACGTTCGTTTCCGTGGCGGTCAAATCCGTCGCAGGCTCCCCTGTCGCGTTGCCAGCAGCGTCGGCGCGACTTGCCCGCACCACCGCCCAACCAGATCCGCTGGTGATATTCGGAGTTTCCGCAGGCAGAATGTTCCGCAACCCGCTCGCCGGGCGGCGGGCGAAGGTTAGGCGCGCGGCAGTGGTTGTCTGGTTGGCAACGATCCGGCCCTGGCTGTCGCGCAGCACCGCGACGGTGTTTCCCGGCAGTGCGGGCGTGGCGCCAATGGTGTCGGTAAAGACGCGGCCGGGCAGGACACTCAGGTCACGCACATCGGTGTTTCCGATGCGCAGCGCTTCCGGTGTCCAGTTGCAGATCTGCTGCAACCCGTCGGCCGCCGGCGCCCAGGGCCACCAGCCATCCGGGATGGGCATGAAATCCGGAATGGTCACGATCTGCCCGAAAGGCGACACTGCCGGATCGATCCAGCTGCGCCGCAGATAGGGCGCGTCGAGGCGGGCACGCGGCGCCCGCCCGGCTTCGGCATCTTCGCGCGTCAGCGCGGTGCGCAGATCGCCAAAGCTGATTTTCTTGTGGCGCTCCGCGCTCGTGTCACGCACGCCGACGGTATCGACATCGACGATATCCGCCGCCGGCAGATCGGGCAGGTCTCGGAAATTCACACTCATGGTCTCACCTCGATGGTCATGGCCTCGTCACCAGAGGCGGTTTCAACATGAAGCGCGGCATCGGCCGCCTCGTCTTCGATCAACAGCGCCAGCTGCACGCGCGCCATGCGCCCGGGAATCAGGCGCAGGGGATGCGCGATGCGGCGGCGCCACACCGCGGGGGCAAGCGATCGCAGGTCTCGCATCACGTGGCCGTGCGAACCTGGCGAACCAGCACCGCCGGGCTGCTGCTGTTCCGGCGATATCGGATGATCTCGCCATCCTCGAACTCGATCACGTCGCGCCGATCGAGGATCAGGCCGTCGCTCGCATCTGCCGGGGTCGAAGTGCCGAACGAAAACAGCACGCTGCCCTCTTGCACCTGCCACAACTCGCGCGCGTCGAACGTGATCGGGCTCGACCATGCGCTGTTCGAAATATTCGTGATCCTGGCCATGTCTTCTCCTGTCGATCAGGTTGTTTCGATGGATAGCGGCACGTCGCCGCCGTCGTATTCAACGGCAAGTTCGGACTCGGCCGTGCTGCGCAGCTCGGTCCAGAGGTTGATGCTGGCGTTGCTGGTCAGCCTGTAGTAGGCGCCCGGCGGAATGGTGACTGTCAGCGGGACGAAGATCGTGGGCAGCGCCCCGACGCGCACCCACCCTGTTGATCCGTTCGGGCTTTGCTCGACATAGGCGAGGCCGCTGGTGGCGCTGGCAAACAGCGTCAGCTCGATCGGGCGCAGCGTGTCGTTCTGATAGACGGCACCGGGGCTGCGGCTGCTGGTCAGATCCTGCCGCTCTTGCCCATAGCCAGGCAGCCGGGCCAGCGCCCAATCGGTGACGGTCTGGCGCACGTCGCGCGGGCTGGGGATTGCCTGGTCTTCGCTGTCGCCCTCGCCCCATGTCGCGCGCGGGGCGGTGACGCCTTGGAGGTAGCTGAAAAATGCCCCGAACACCCCGGCCTGCGAGACGGTTTCGATCCCGTTGCGCACGAACACATTTCTGGCCGCGCCCAAACCTTCATCCGCGCTGCGGCCCAGCAATGCGTTCCCTGCAACCTGGCTGGGCGCGGCGCCGATGTTTGCGCGGGCGATCGCCGGGTTGACCTCGGACAGATTGTTTTCGGCCAGCATGTCGCCGGTGCCGGCACCGGGGGCACCTCGCGCCGCGAAGATCTCCCAATAGCCGATTGCCAGATCGTTGGCGAACACGCTGGTCGAGGTGAAGGCTTCGGTCGCGCGATACGTGGACCCTTCGTTGGTCACGCGGTCGCCCAGGCCGTAGGCTGTGGACGCTTCCCATGGTCCGCGCCATTGCCCCAGCTGCGCGGCGGCGGCGGCGGTGGCGGCGGCGGCCGCTTCCACTGCCTGCCGATCGGCGCTGGTTTGCTGGGCGGCGGCGATCACCGCGGCGGCGGTCGCTTCCGCGTCTGCAATGGCCTGCGCTGTCGGCCCTGCCACGGGCTGGCCTTGGTCATTGAAGATCAGCGCGCGATTGGGCAGCGGCACGAAGGGCGTCAGCGGCACATCGGCACGCAAGGCGTTCGATACGTCGCGCCCCTGGTCCTGCACCGCCCTTGTCAGCACATCGAGCTGCGATGCAAGCGAAGCCTCGCGCGCTCCGGCGGCGGGCAGCCATTGCTGCACGGCGTCGGTTGCCCGCACCACACGCAGCTCGGCACCATCGTGCAGGGCGGCCGCCGTTTCCGAAAGCACGACATTGCCACCCGTCGGGCTGGATGCAGGCGTCACGGTAAAGTCGGCGCTGGCCAGCACCGTGCGCGCTCCATCCTTGACGATGACGATGGCGATGTCGCCCACACCATAAGGATGCGGCACGGCATAGGGGCCAATTCCGTCGACGGTCGCGGGCACGGGCGGAGTATAAATGGGCGTGCTCATGGGCGGCCTCCTGCTGCGTTTGCCAGATCGGGGCGGCGGTCGGGTGTGGTCTGCCCGCGCCGCCACCAGCTTTGCGTGCCGAAGTCGCGGCGCATCCGGCCCTCGGCCTGGTGCCATTGCTCGGTCGCCTCGGGGTCCAGCAGGTATTGCAGCTGGTCCCAGACCATGCGGTCCAGCGCCAGGCGCGTGGGCACGGGCACCAATGGCTGGAACGTCGCGAGCGGATTGTAGCGCCGCGCCAGGTTCGCCACGTCGCGCCCGATCAGCATGTCCTGGCCGTTGGCGGCGCGTGCGACGTTGCTGCTCACAGCACGGCCGACATCGCCAATGACGCCGACGACTGGACCCGCTGCCGTTTCAGCCAGGCCGCCGCCGGCGCGGCTCGTTGTACTGCTGAAAAAATCGCCGAAGATTCCCAAACCGCCGCCTTGCAACGTGGCGGCGCCCCAGAACCTGGGGGTATCCATTGGCCTCGGATCGCGCCCCTTCGCGATCTCTTTCAGCTGCACCGCCAGCGCACCCATGGCCGTCATCTGCGCGACGAAGGCAGCGACATAGGCCGCACGGTTTTCAAACCCGCCACCCATTTCCGTCACGCGCCGGATCTGGCCGAACAGCACTGAAAGGCCGTAGGATTTGTACATGAACGTGCTGCGGATCAGCTCGCCAGCCAAGGTGCCGGGCGCCTGGTCGCCCATTGTGGCGCGCGCGCGCGCCCTGGCGGTGGGGATGCCGAATTCCGCGTGATCCTCGATGATGGCTCCCAGCTTCAATGCCAGGCGCTCTGCCTCGAGGCGCGGCATGGCGGCATGCTCGGCAAACCATGTGGGCGATATGACCCTGGCGCCGGTGGGCGTGGTGAACATCGCGTCGGGCGCGCGCAGGGTGTCCCATTCGGCGGCCGTCAGGCCGCGCTGTTCCATGAACGCGCGCAGCTCGGGCGGCAGCTCGGCGAATGTCTTGCCGGCCTGTTCGCCCAGCTCGTGGCTGAAGGTGGCGCGCAAGGCCGTGCGTTGCAGGTCGGTCATCAAGGACAGGCCGTTGGCGCGCAGCACGAAATTGGTGATCCTGCTGGTCACCTCTGGTGCCCAGATATCGCCCATGAACCGCGCATGGGCGCTTCCGACATTGAACCAGGTGTCGAACACATAGCCCATGGCTGCGGCTTCGTTGCGGCTGATACGACTGGTGACAAGGCCCATGGCCCTTTGCCACGGCCCTGTCGGATTCAACCCGATCGCCTTTGCAGCCAGCCGCGAACTGACAGGATCGGTGATGGCGCTGATTGGCGCGCCTCCAAGCTGTGCGGCCGTCAGAAGATTGCGCGTGCCGGCGAAGAATCCTGCCCAGAAGCTGTCATGCGGGACGCTTGCGCTGCCGTTGAGATGGCGCAACATGACACGCGCCTTCTTGTTCTTTCGATCGATGATGTCACGCGCCGGCCGGGCGTTGGGAAGGCTGGGCATCCGTGCTGTGCCCGCATCGCCCGCGACCTGCTTTTCCAGGATCTGCGCGCGGAACTGGACACCCAGTGTCGGGTTCGGCCCGAACTCTTCCATCAGGGCGATGTCGCGCGCCATGTGGCGCAGCTCGCCCGTTATCGCCTCGAACGGGTTGTTCTGCCCGAACTGCTCGTTGTAGGCCATCCAGGCATCGCCGTCGCGGAAATGCAGGACGCGATGTTCCTTGCGGCGATTGTACATCGCGGCCCCGCCGACGCCCATGCTTGGCTCGCGTGTGTTCCAGCCCGCCGTGGTGATGCCGTCATAGACCTCGCGCAAAAAGCGCCGGGCATCGGCCTCGAGCGGGCGCGCGGTGGCCGACACGGCAAAGGGCTTGCCGGTGTCGAAATTCTCGATCCTGCTCCAATCGATCAGGCGGTTGTCATAAAGGTTGCGAAACCATGCCTCGAACCCGGCCGCTTCGATCTTGGCGCGATCGTGGCTGTGTGCCAGCCCACGATTCTGCAACTTCCCGATGTCGCCGCCCAGGGCATTGAACAGGCTGCGCGCGCGCTCGCTCGTGTCCTGGAACGCTTCGGCCAGGGCTTTGGCGCTGGAATCGCCGGTATCCTGGCCATGCAGCTCTCGCACGATGTTGCGCAGCTTGCCGATCTCGCGGACGTTGCCGATCAGATTTGTGCGATGCTGGCGCAGAAAGTCCACGATGCAAGACATGAAAGACTGCTCAAGCGCGCGCTGCTTCATTTCGGCGCGGTCCATCGTCTTCAACAGGATGTCCGGGTCGCGCAGCGCCTGGCCGTCGAACTCGCGCGCCGCCTTGGCAAGATCCTGCATCTGTGCCAGCACGGTGTGCCGGCGCTTCTGGATGTTGGCGGTGATGCTGTCCATCAGGTCATCGGCCGCGGCGATGCGCGCCTGCGCCCCGGGCAGTCCCTGCGCCTCGTAGCGCGCCGTCAGATCGCGGTATTTTTCCAGCGCGCGCGCGCCACGATCGCGGTCAACCTGGCCGGCATCGATCGCCCGCTGGATACAATCGGCAAAGCTGCTCATGCCGCGCCACCTCCAAGGCCACAGGTCCGCACGGCATCCGACAATTCGGCATCGCGCGTCAGATCGTCGAGGATGTCGGACACCCGGTATTCCGGTCCGTTTTCGTCAAGCCGGATGGTCAGGTCGCGCACGGCCGAGAACTCGGATCGGGCGGCGGCCATGTCGGCGGCGCCAGGTGCGACCGCCGCTGCATCATCCAGCCTTTGCGGCTCAAGCTCTGCACGCAGGTCGGCCTCGATGTCATCCGCCACGCGCACCAGCGCGGCGCTGGATGCGCCTTCCTGATATTTGGCTGGGTCTATCAGCCGAATGTCGGGGATGGCCTGTGGCGCGGCCTCTGGGGCGCGCGCAGGTGCCATGTCGAAATCGGTGCGGGCCTCGTGGTTTTCCACGGCGCGCGCCAGCACGTCGCGGGGGCTGGGCGGCGCGGCGAACAGATCGTCGGCATCGGCGCGGCCTGCGATCTGCGCTTCGGCGACATACCGGCGCAAGATGTCGCCTGTCGCCTCGGGGCGGCGCGCACGCTCGCCCTTGTAGAAGGCTGCCAGCATGGCCTCGGACAGATCGGCATCCGGTGCGGCGAACATGTCGGATTGCGCCAGGCGATCGCGGATGGCCCCGATCACGCTTTGGCCTTCGCGTCCTTCGGTGCGCGCGCGCGCGACTGTGCGCACGATGTCCAGCATCGCATCGGTGATGTCGAATTCCGGGCGCACGAAGCCCGCATCGATGGCCGCGCGGAAGGCGGCCCAATCCGGCGCGATGTCCTCGAGCATGGCCAGCATCGCGCGCAGCTCGGGCACCGGGCTTTCCGCCAGGATACGCAACAGATCGGGGGCGCCGAAGGCCCGCGCGAACAGCGCCTGACGCACCCGGCGCACGCCGTCGACATTCAGCCGGCCGTCGGCCGTCATCATCGCGGCCCGTTCCGCCTGCGGCATCTGGCCCAGCAGGCGGCGCAGGAACTCGCCCTGCTCGGGGGCGTTCAACGCGGCGCCTCGCCGATAGGCATCAAAAGCGCTCTGGCTCAGGAAATCCGCATCGCGGCCAGCCTGCTCAGTGGCAGACATGCGCATGACGGCGGTGTCGTTGTTCTCGGTAACCCAGGCACGGCGCTGCTCTGGCGTCATGTCGCCTTGGCGTTCCGCCACAAGCACCGGGCGGCGCATGTCGGCCGGGATGTCGAACCCGGCATCGCGGATCGCGGCGACATAGGCGTCGTATCGATCGGGGTGCAGCTCTGCCGCGCGGCGCAGGGCGCCGACACGGCCGTTGCCGCTTTCGATCATGCCGTCGGGGCCGACGATGGGCGCGCCTCGGTCGGCTTCCGGGCTGGGCAGCAGGCGGGCGGCATCGAGGCGCGCGGCGATCTCGGCGATCTGCTCGTCGCTTCCGGCACGCCCGGCACGATCACGCGGCTGAAACTGACCACTGGCCGCGCGCAGGCTGTCCAGTTCCACAACCGAATAGCGCACCGGCACACGGGTGCCGGCGGGGCTGACAACCTCGTCGAAGCGCGTCATGCCGGGGCGTTGACGGCCTTCGGGCATGTCGATGAACGTGCGGCCGCCGGGCGCGGCGGCAGTGCCCGCCCCGAAACTGGCGTTGCCTGAAACGGGTCGCCCCATTTTTGCGGCAGCCCAGCTGCGCAGGTCGGCGGCGGTAAACTGGGCAAAGCTTTTGCCATTGTGACGGATCGGCGCATTGGCGCGGATGGCCGCAGCCGACATGAGCTGAGTGATCGGTGTGGTCGCCGGGGCGCGCAACGCCTGCACGGCACCGCCGGGCCCCATGAAGTGGGCCAGATACAGCGCGCCCGGGTCTGATGGGACGCCTGCTGCCTGCAAGCGCGCACGGTTTTCCTGCAAATATAGCCGGGTCATTTCCGCGTTCAGCTGCGGATCGTCGCGCAAGGCCAGTATCTGCGCACGGCTTTGCCCGGATGTCAGGTCGGGCCGATGCCGCCCGATCATGTCAAGCCACGTGCTTTCGATGAACTGGCCCAAGCCACGCGCGGAACTTCGCGGGTTTTGGGCGGTGGCATTGCCACCGCTTTCAACGCCGATGATGCGCGACAGAATCTGATCGTCAGTCAGATCGCCCTGCGCCTGCGGGGCCTCGCTGGCAGCCTCGCGCGGCTCGACACCCGCCCGCAGATCGGCTTCGGCGCGATCGACGGCGCTTTCGAATTCGATACCGCTCTGCTCGGGCGGCCGCGCCTCGCCTTCGACACGGCCGCGCAGGCGCAGATAGTCGATGCCGCGCACCGCGCCGGAAATCGCACCGGCAAAGACACCGCCTGCCAGGGCGCCCATGCCGATGCGCTCGGCCGCGTTCACCTCGGGCAGATCGAGGTCTTCGGCGGTTTCGATCGCGCGGGGCAACAGGGCGGCTTCGGCGCCAGCCCCCAGCGCTATTTCGCGCATGACGAACCGGCCAACCATACGCGGGCTTCCGCCAAACGCCGCCAGCCCCAGGTTGATCGGGTCAGCCATGACGCCGGCAATAGACCCGACGAACTGCGACACCTGCGAATCTCCACTTGCCAGCAGGGCGTCGATTTCTTCAAGCTCGGCTTGCCGCCGCCGCTCGACTTCGGCATCGAACTGCTCGGCGGTCAGCGGCAGTCGGCCGACACGCGCCGGATCGCGCGCGGCAACCAGCGAAGCCTTTTCCAACAGATAATCGCGCCGGGTGCGGCCATCGACGGCCCGCAACCGTTCCTCCGGTGTCTGCGGGACGATCGCACCAGGGCCGCCGATAGCATCGATGATCTCGATGCTCAGTTGCCGCTCGAACCGCGCGCTGCGCTGATAGCTGTCCTGCTCGATCAGCGCGCGGCTGAACGCCGCGCCGATCTGGGCGGGTGTCGACGTGAGCGGCCGCTCGAGCGGTGGCGGGCTTTTGTCGCCGGTGCGATCAAGAAACCACGTCATTCCTGGCGCCCCCGATCGATCAGGGCACGGATGTCGATTTCCCAGGGATCGCCGTTTTCATCGGCAGCCATGCGCAGCTCGCCCGTGCCCGGCACGATGAATTCAAGCGTGTAGGTGCCATCGGCCAGTGCGCGCAAACGGCCACGCCGCCAGGTGGCCGCGTCCATCGGCGCGCCGCCGAACATCGGCACTGTCCCGTTGACGGAAATCGCGCGCATCGTGTCTTCCGATACAGGCGGCGGCCCGAACTGCGCGTCGTCCGTCGCACCAAGGCGCAGTCCGTGGCCCAGATCGATTTCCGTCGCCATGCTGCCCGGATCGCGCGACAGATCGACACCGACGGCGCGCAGACCGGCCTCGATGTCGCTGGCACGGGTGTTTTGCGGAATCAGGGTCAGGACACCACCGACACGGCGCAGGCCACCCGTGGCGTTGCGGGCATCGTATTTTCCGGTCCCGCCCATGACCTCGTGCACCGCTTGCAGGAAATCGGTTTCGCGCAGGCGGCCATCCTTGAAATCGGCATCGTTGGCGGCGCGCTGCGCATAAAGCGCCATGGCTGACTCGGTGATCTGGTCGAACAGCGCGCGCTCGTCCTGGGTGCCGCGCTCGGGGTCGATTCCAAATGACAGGACATCGGCAAGCGCGCGGAACGCCTCGCCGCGCTGCTCGGTGATGGGTGGCAACGGGGCGTCACGCGCAGCGATGATCCGCTGGCCTTCGAAGATCTGGCGGGCCGTGCGCTCGGACGCCCCACCATAGGCCAGCAACCCGCCGACGTGCGTGAACACACCGTCAAGGCCAAGTTCCTCGGCGGCCGTCATGGCATCGATGCCAAGGCCGGCGACATTCAGGCCACGCGCAAAGGCCGCCGCCGCCGTCGCCCGCACGGCCGGGTTACCGGATGTGCCCAGGGTTTCGGCCAGCGCCTCGCGTTCATCCACCGTGAATAGCGCGGTGGTGTCGGTGTAGCCGGATTCCGACATGGCCCGCGCGCGAATGGCCCTGTTGCGCAGCGCAGTCGCAAGATCCTGCGGATCGGCCGTTGCGATATCGGGCAGCGGCGTCAGATCCCTGCCGGTGATGGCTGCATAGTGGGCTTGGGGGTCTTTGGTCCATGCGGCTTCGGCTTCGTCGATCGCACGGTTCATAGCCTGCTGGATCAACAGCTGCGGTTCGGATTGGACCGGGCGCGCCTTTTCATCGGCCAGTCGCGCGCGCATCTGGTCGGGCGTCAGCCGGCGGAAGTCTGGGTACTCGTCATCCAGCGCGATGCGCAGCGCCAGTTCCTCAAACGCCGGATCTTGCTGTGCAATCGGATCTTGCAACAGCTCGGCCTCGACATCGGCAACCCGGCCTTCGCGGCGGGCAGTATTTGCCAAGGCGATATCGCTGCGCCGTTGCGCCCGGGCTTCGGCTTCGGCCGTGGACGTGACTGTCGCCAACGTCGTCGCGGCGCGTGTTTTCCACCGCTCGCGCGCATCGGCATCCAGGCTGGCCAACCCTTCACCGCTGTCGATCCAGTCCAGCAGTGCTGCCGGATCTTCGCGCAAGAGGCGTTCAGCGCGCGCCTGGTCGGCTTCGGCCACGCGCGCCTTGAGCTGTCGATCCGCATCTTCGGGCGTCAGGATACCCTGCGCGACGGCTTCGGCCAGTTCTTCTTCGAACTGGCCCATGTATTCGGCTTGGGTGTTGGGGTCCAGCGCGGCGGCGCTGCGCACAACCTGGTCGCCCATGTTGCCCAGGTTCACACGCCACTGCCCCTGGCGCAGGTCCAGGGCGCGCGCACCAAGCGCGAAGCGGTGCGGCTCCTTCATCTGGTCGAAGGTCTGGGCGACCAGCACGGAAAACCGCGGATCGTTGCTTTTGAGGTTGCTGGTGTACGCCTCGCGCAATTGCTCGATGCGCTCGGGCAGCTCGGCCTCGAGGCGATCCGGATCGCCCACCTGCTCGTATTCCAGACGAAGGTTGTTCAAGTCCTCCATCATGCGGTTCTTGAGGGTGCCAAGCTCGCGGCTTTCGGCCTCGGCCTTCAGGGCGTTGCCTGCGCGCAGCATCCCACGGCCCAGATCGGCCAGCAATCCGCCGGTTTGCGGTTCCTCGATCTGGATGTTTGCGCTGCGTCCGGCGCCAACGCCCGCGCGCGGGACGGTCAGCGTCATGTCAACATCCCCGGCCAGATTTCAGGCGCGGCCGTGATGACGGTATCGGCCGCGGAAAATACCCCGCGCAGCATTCCCGTCGTTGCCCGCGATCGCGCCGCACGACGGGCCGCATTCAGTTCCTGTTGCCGCGCCTGCCCGCCAGCGCGGATCGCCTGCCCCTGAAAACTGATCTCCTGCGCGCCGGTCTGCCCCAGAAGAACGGCTGTCGGACTGTCGGCCGCGATGCCGCGCGCGGCGATCTGCGCGCGCTGCTGGCGCAGCTGCATCATCATCTGGCGCCGGGTGCGCATTTCCTCGACGGCATTCAGGTTCCGTTCGGTTTCCTGCTGCTGCGCGATGGCATCGGCCTGGTCGCGGCCCGCGCGGTAACTCATGTACCCCTGGGCGAGCGATCCGCCGACGCTGATAAGCGTGCCCAGCTTCATCAATCCTGCGCCGGCCGTCGCTGCACCGGCCGTCGCCCCGGCAGCGGTGGCGGCACCGCCTCCGCCCAGAGCTGCCAGCGCGCCTGTGATGAACTCACACATTACTGGCCCCCTTCCTGGATATGCGGCACCAGGGCCAGAACCGTGAGCGGCGCGCCGCCGAAGGGCGTGATGCGCAGCGCGGTTTCCTCGGCCTGGCCGCCGGCGATCGAGATTTTGCCGACGCCGCTGAACGCATCATTCAGCACCGTGGGCACGCCCATGGGAACCAACCAAGCCGAAGCGTTGACGCGATCGGGACGGCCAAGCGATCGCTCGACGACACTGACCTTGCCTTGTGTGGTGCGATACAGCGCGATCCCGAGATTCGGCTGCACCCGCTTCTTGCGACCCATGCTGTCGCCGTTCGGTGTGGCCGCCTGGATGTCGAGCGTTTCGGCCATGTGGGTTTGATCGAACAGGCCGATGCAGCCACGGGTTACCGGGACAGGCAGGGTCAGTTCGCCGTCCTCGCCAACGGTGAACGGGCCGAAATTGCCTTGGTCGGTCCAGGCTTGAACCTCGGCACTGGCCAGGTGGGGAAGGCTGAAACTGGCGCTCGGTGCTTCCAGATGAAAGGCCATGGATGCAAAGAAGTGGACGGCGGCCGCTGCGGGTGCCTCGCAATGACAAAACCCGATCGCCATTTCCTCGACCATGCGCACGACCTGCTGGCCGATCAGGCGGCGCACGATCATCAAGATGATATCGCGCTCTCCACCGCTGCTTGGCGTGACGGCCAGCGCCTCGCACACGCCGCCGGCAAGCGGCACGACGGCCCAACCCAGGACATCTTCGCGCGGATCGTGGATCATCGCGGCAATGTCACCATTGCCCAACCGCATCCACGCCTGGCGCTCTGGTGCGGATTGCCACGCGATCTGTTCGATTCCGGGCGCGCCCAGATGCGACGACGGCAACGACAACTCTGTCGCGATATTGCCGTCCTGTTCGATGATATAGCTGATTTCGTACAGCCTCCGGCCGTCGCGTGCGACAAAGATGGGGTTGCCGTCGGGCGCGATCGGGCGCACCGGACGGCCACCGATGCCGCTGTCTTTTCCGAACCGCGCGGTGGTCGGGCCGATGACTTGCGCGCGGGTTTCCGATCGCGTGGAATATTCCTCGCTGGCCGCGCCAATGTGCAAGCCACGCTTGCCGGCGCGCAGCCACAGAATCCGATTCTGGTTGTCGCTGCCCGCGATGGCGAAGGCAAAGGCATCATCGGCCTCGATGCCCGGGGTGAAATCCTCGAAGCTGCCCAGGACGGAAAACCAGACGGTGCGCGGCTCGGTCGGTGTCGCGGCCGCGACAAGCCGCTGGTCATAGACCTCGATCAGCGCAGGCCAGCCATGCCGATCGGACCACGCGCCTTCACTCCATCGATATGTGGGCGTATCGACGGCGGCGGCGGGAATGCGTTTCAGCACGGTTGCCGTGGCCTCTGTCGCACTGGCGATCGCAGTGATGCGGACAACGCCCACGCCGTCGGATATGAACCGCCAGATCGTGCCCGTTGTCGGGTCGGTATTCTGGTCGCCGGATCGATGCAGCGGCGGTGATATCCCGGTGTTCGTGCCAGCGATCAGCTCGTAGATGTTGCCGTCAGACCGGGCCAGATCCCCGACACTTGCCGCGGCATTCCCCACCCAAAGCGGCACGTCGCTGTAGTCTTCGCCTTCGAGGCGAAACAGGGTGCCGACATGATCGGCCTCGAAGAACGCCGCGGATGCTGTCAGGGTGACGGTTCCGGTTTCGGCGCTTGCGGAAAGCGTCAGCGCCTCGTCCAGGTTCTGCACCCGGAAAGGGCCCGTGTCGAAAACGGCCGGCGCGATCGTCCAGTTGTCGAGCGCGAGGCGCGACAGCTTGTGTATCGGATGCGCGCCATCTGCCAGGTAAACCACATCGGCCGATTGCACCCATTGCACATTGGGCAGATCGTCGGCGCCATAGGGCGATGCGATTTCATAGGGCGCGCCGTCTTTCTCGATCAGCGCGCCATAGCGCCAGAAACGCAGCTTGCCGGGGCTGAATTCCAGCACCAGCGCATCGTCGCTGGCAAAGACAAAGGGCACGAGGATCGATTGCGCATTCTCGCGCGTGTAGCCCCGGAACAACGTGCCGGGCGCACGGGTGAAACCACCCTGGCGCAGGGGCACGAAACCGCGGCACCGCGCAAGCCCGGTCTGAAAGCGCTGGTAATCGCTGCGACGATGCAGAAGGGGCGCGATTTCACCGCTGCTGAACGATCGCTGTGCAGGCGTCGTGCGCGTCATGACACCGCCCTTTGAACCCAGTCGCCGCCGTCGGACTGACCCCAACTCTGGGGGCTGGCATTTCGCGCGTCGTTCTTGGCGGCGCGGGCGATCGTTTCGGTCAGCTCGCGGGTGATCTGGTCGCGCTTGCTTTGTGTCGTCACCCAGCGCGGCGACATCAGATAGGCCAGTTGCAAGGAGACGGCGGTGCGAAACGTCGCGGGCATCCTGGCTGCATCCGTCACGCGGGCGGTATACCGAAGACGCAAGGGCGGGGCGATGTCGGCGCGCAGGAATTCACCATCAATCGCCCAGCGGCTGAAGCTGTCGCCAACCTCGCGCACGGCCAGCAGGTCGCCCGGCAGCTGGTAGACATGCGGTTGATCCGGGTCGATCGCCAGCGGATCGGGCAGGTCTGTGACCTCGGGCAGGAACACGAGGCGGCTCGCGAAACTCCAGTCGACGGCCTCGAGGCTCATGTCGAGCGCGTCGGGCAGGATTCGGGCGGCATCGATCGCTTGGGGCGTGTCTTCATCCGGCCCCGAAATGGGCGACAATTCCATGTGCAGGAAAGCCTGCGCCACGATTCCGGATGCTGTGATCGGCTCGCTCATGGCCGCCCTTTCAAGTCACGCCGGGGCCGCGATGGCCCCGGCTTCTGGCGGTTCCGCGATCAGCGGAAACGATAGTGGACTTCGCCTTTCATGCTGCCCGCGCCGGTCGCATTGGCGATCGCATGGGCGTAAAGGCCGATGACACCGCCTTCCGGCCGGGCGGCCAGGCCAAGGGCTTCCCATGCGGGCAGGCCGTGCTTGGCATCGCCGAATGTCACGGGGTTCACGACGTTGCCGGCGGATTTCAGCACCGCCGCAAGCGCATCGACATCGGTCTTGGTGCCGATGCGGATTGCGGCGAAACCCCAGTTCTGCACCTGGAAGGCGGTGCGGCTGTCGAAAATCGCGTCGGCGGGGATGTCGCAGAGGTGATAGCTCGACCCGGAACTGTCATCCGCGGCATTGGTGACGGTGAAGGTGGCGCAGATCGGACGCCCGCGCGCGCGGGCCGGATCGGGCACCACCTCGTCAGCGGCACGATCCGCAAAGAGATCGGAGTTTTTTTGAACGACGGGCATAAGCCTAACCTTTCGTTTTGTGGGGGAAGGCGCCGCCGGGCCAATGCCCGCCGGCGGTCAGGATCAGCCTTCGACGCACTCGATCGCGACGACGCCCTTGTCTTCGTGGCGCACGCAATCGATGTAGGCGCGCACGCGGGCATAGGGCAGATTGTCGGCGCTGGTGTCGTTCCAGATCTGCCCTTCGACATCCATCCAGATGCCGCGCTCGATGTTCTTCTTCGACCAGACGGGCAACAGGCGGTGTTCCGCCGCGTTGACCGGGAGCCGGTTGGTGAAGATCCAGTTGAAGCCCATGAGCTTGATCGGCTTGCCCTCTCTCAGTTCCTGGATGAGCGAGGCCGGAACGCTGGTCTTTGCTTCTTCAGCGATTTCGAGCAGGTTGTCCTCCTGCATCGCGGTGATCGCGCAATAGAGCGGATCATCATCTTCGACACCGAAGTCGTTTTTGCGGAGAAACAGGCGGGCTTCGCGCAGCTTGGGCAGCGTCAGACCTGTGCTGCCGTGCGGCACATAGTTGCCTGCGGGCAGCGCGTTCTTGCTGGTCGGGCGCTTGCCCTCGGTCGCGTAGCCAAGGATGCCGCCATCGGCGACGACATACCGGCCATCGACCTTGCGAACGCCCAGCGTGCGGTCCGACTTGCCGCGGATGACACGCTTGGTGTGCACAGTAACCTTGGCCGATGTGGCGACGATGTTGCCGTCGAGATCGTCTTCGATATCGAAATACTGGCCCGATTTGATAACCGGCGGGCGCACGAGCCAACGGCGCGACCCGGTGACGGGGATTTCGATGTTCCGGCGGGTGCGTTCTTCGCCGTACTGGTATTCCCCGGCATCCACCAGCTCGCTGGCGTTTTGGGCATCACCCTTGGCAGGGGTGTCGATCACGGTTCCGGCGAACGGCTCGCGCGTTTGCTGCGCCACCATTTTCACGCTGTCGGAATACATGGTGCGGTGGTGCTGCTCCACCTGCTGGGAGTATTCGGGCATCTGGCCCCTCCATTTGAAAACTGACGATGGTGTGTGAGTTTTCGGAGGGGCTGCCCGACAGATCGGACCCGCACCTGCGCGTGTCGTGCGCTACCCGGGAGCATCTAGCTGCCTCTCAACCGGACCCCACAAGCGCGGGGCTGCCCGATGGCTGAAATCCAAGCCGGAAGATTTTGCCCGCGTCAAGGAAAAAATCACGATCTGCCCCGCGAACCGCTATCGCGGGGCAGATGTTGTGGCATCAACGCTGAGCGGCGAGCTTGTGAAGCTGCTGCAACCTTGGCGCCAGATCGCGCACCTTGGCTTGGTTGCCTGCCTTTGTCGCCTCGTAGTATTCGCCGCCCTCGCTCTGCATCCTGGCCAGCTCGGCGCGCGCCTCCGCGGGCGTCATGCCAAAGCCCGACGCATTTCGGCCCATGCTGACGCTCGCGTCATCGCCGATCGCCTCGAACATCGCGTGAAAGATCTTCATCGTGTTCGCATCGCCAACCTTCGCGGAAAGCACCTGTGCAACGCCGGCAAGGGCATCGCTGTCAAGCCCGGCCTTTTCGGCAAGGATGCCCGCCGCCTGCTGGGCCTGGGTGATCCGCGCGTCCATTTGGCCACCCCACTCCTTGGCCAGGGCCTCGCGCATTTCCGCATCGGCGCGGGCCAGCTGCTCGGCCGATTGATCGTACAGCCCTTTCACATGCTCGGCGAACAGGCTGACATAGGCTTGATGGGCCTCGGGCGGGACACCGTTCTTGAACGCGAGTTCGCGCGCCTGCGCCTCGAGCGCATCGTTCCAGGGAATTTCCTTCGGCAACCCTTCTGGCCGCGCAACCTTGTAACCATCCACCTCCTTGGGCAGGCCGAAGGCTTCGGCGTTTTCGCGCATCCAGTCGGGCAGCGGCTGGCCTTCCTTTGGCTTGGTGATCAGCTTGTCGGGGCTGTTGCCCAGACGCTTCTGGGCGTTCAGGTAATCATCGATGATTCCCGGCAGCACCTCGAGCGGATCTTCCTTAGTGCGGCCCGTGGCGGTGACGTAGGTTTTCTGGGCGTCCGACAGCTTGTCCCACCAGGGCGCGCCCTTTGCTTCGACATCGGCCGCGCCGCCGGCATCGGCGGCGCCCGCATCGCTGCCAGCATCGCCACCGCCCGCATTGCCGCCGGCATCGCCAGCGCCCGCAGCGTCAGCGGCGCCCGCCGCCGCCCCTTCGCCCTCGGGTGCGAAAACCGGCATTTGCCGGATCAGATCAATCAGTTTGAACATCGTTCAGCTCCATCATGGTTGCGAGTTCATGGTTGCTGACACCCATCAAGGCTGCCAGCTCGAGGGCCATGTCGCGGCGCCCGGCCTCGTAGGCCAGGCGCTGCGGATCGATCGGGGCGGGCGCGGTGCCGTCGGGGCCGCCCAGGCGCGGCTGCAACGCCAGCACCTGCCCCAGCGCCAGCACATCGGCCAGCAACTTCGGCTCGGTCACGCGGGCCGCCTGCCAGCGGCGTGCGACACGCGCGGCATCGCGCGCGCCAGGGAACAGCGCCCGGAAAACCGACCAGCGGTCAAAGATCATGCGCCACCCCCTTCCATCGCCTGCGCGGCCCCGGCCACGTCGCGCAGGGCACCGGCCCCGGCCTGGGCCATCTGCATGGCCTGCGCTTCTTGCTGTTGTTGCGCGCGCATCTGGGCGATGTCGTCGGCCTGTTCGCGCGATCGCAGCAGGCGCGACGGCGCGCCCCGCGCGGCGTGCAGGACCTCGACCAGGCCGTCATCATCCAGACGGTCGGCGATGCGGGGCTTGATCCCGATCAGCGGGGCCAGATCTTCGATCAGCCGCAAGGCCGAATTGCCCTCTGTCGATTTCTGCGCCATCGCGGCGGCCGACTGGTAATCCACCTGCAAGGCGACACCTTCGGCGCCTTCGGGCGGCGGCGGGATCTGGCCGTTGCGCCACAGCAGGGAAAACCGACGCTCGATCTTGGGCGCAAGGTATTCTTCCTGCACCCTGCCCATGTGGGGCGCCCAAAGCCGCAGGCGTTCTTCGTTGATCGTCATGACCTCGGTCGCCGTCATGCCGGTGCGGCCCGCCAGGTTCATCAAGGTGTAGTTGAACGCATCCCTGATTTCGTCGATCTTCGCCTGCTTTTCCGCAAACGTCAGGTTGATGTTCCCGACGACATCAAAGGGGCGCAGCATCGCCTCGCCCCTGGGGTTGACACCGCCGAACACCACCGCACCGGGGCGAACCTGTCCGTTGATGGGCCAGGTATCGCGGTCGGGCGCCAGGATGGTGGGGTCGGCCGCGCGTTGGGCCGCGCGCAGGGTCGCGGCATCCATCTGTTGGTTCATGCGCGCCGACGGCAGCGCGATGTACCCGGGGCCTGTGCCATAGACGAACCCGCTTTCAACCTCCCACCGGGGGGCGAAGAAGGGCATTTCGTCGTATCCACGCTGGCGCAACAGGCTGTCGCCCACCTGACAGGCATAGATCGACTGCCATGCCTTGCCACGCGGACCCAGCGCGCGCGGCATCCAGTCGTGGTTGCGCTTGACGTGGTGGAAATAGGCGTGCTTGTCGTTGCTGTTCTTCTGCGCCAGCTCGAGAACCTTTGCGGGCACGGCCGCCGCGCCGAACAGGGCCACCGCCGCGTGGGGTTTGAGGTGGAACTTGCGCACCACCTCGCACACCCGGCCATAGGCATCGATGTCATAGACCACTTCGGCCAGCGACAGGGTGACATCCATGATCTTGCGGTTCTGGGTGTCCACCTCGTCATACTGCGCGGCATTGCCAAAACACGACAGGTCGCCAAACACCTGCGTGGCGGCGGAATAGAACGGGCTCACGCTCGGCTGGAAACTCGCAAGGATGCGATCGGTCACCACGTCCAGCCAGTCGGCCATCGGCTTCCAGGCATTCAGATCGGCGTCGTTCGTTTTCATGCCCATCCAGCGGTTTGCCGGGTTGGTCAGCGTGCCATACAGGCCCGATGCGAAATTCGACTGCGCCACGATCGGGGCAGACGACAACGGCTTTTCCATGATCCGCGTCGAATGATCGGTCAGGCTGAAACCGCCCCTTTGGGGGCGGATCAGGCGGGCGATGTCTTCCCATTCCTGTTCGAAGCGCGTGCGCTCGGTTTTCAGGTCATCCCAGCGGCGCATGGCTTCCTGCGCGGCCGGGTGCTTTTCGGTCACCGGCGCCGGATTCATGCCGCCACCGCGCCAAGCTGGCGCGTCGACGGGATGCCGCGCGCGCTGGTCAGGATGTTTGCGGCGGCACCGGCGCGAATGCGGCGCAGGCGCGCCTCGGCATCGCCCTGGGCCAGGGCTTCGCGGTTGTCGGTGGCGGCGATGCGCATGGGCGCCGCCTGGGGGCTGCTACGGCCGAATACACACATGGGTCAGGTCTCCTGTTCTGGGGTCACGTAGGGGGTTAGTTGGACCGGTTGATGCGGCCGCAGATGTCGCAGGTTTCGCCGGGTTGAAGGTGACACTCTCCGCACGGCTCGGAATTGGCGCACACGCGATCGAGGCGGTCGATCTCGGCGGCGATCAGGGCTCCGGCCCGCACCAGATCCTCGCGGCGCGATTTCGGCTTGTACCAGTCGCTCGACCACGGCCAGAACGGCAAGATCTTGCTTCTCGGCCGCTTTCCCACGGGTAGGCCGTCCCGCGCACCGGGCGCAGCATAGATTGCAGCCGCAATCGCCATCTCTCCGCTGTCGTGAGTGTCGTCATGCTCGGGCGTCCAGCCCTCTTTTTCGATCTGCCGCTTGCGCTCTGCGGCGATGCTCTCGATTCCGTTCATGGGGTCCTCCGGGGTTGCGGGCAGGCCGCCGGGCGGTGCGGGTTCACCCAGGCGAATTGCAGGAATGTCTCGGCCCCGTTGGGGCCGAAACCGGGCATGTGCGCCTCGAGGTCAAAGCCGATCGCCGCCAGAAAGCGGGCGGCACTGGGGTGGCCTGCCCAGGCGCGGGCCTCGATGCGCCAAATTCCGGCATCGGTGCACCAGGCGGGCATGTCATGGGCGATGAGCCCGGCGGCCATCACCAGCTCGCGGCGGAACCGGCGATGATCCCGGGCCAGGAACGCGGCTTGCGCCACGCCCGCCTGGCCGGTGTTGGCCACGGCCACCAGCGCAAAGGGCACCGCCCCCCGCGCCGGCGATGTCAGCAGCATCCAGGATGCCACGCGCGCGCCCTGCATGGCGTGCCAGTCCGCGAACAGCTCTGCGCCGGTCGCGGCCTGGCCACGGGTCAACCGCGCCTCGGCCAGATCGGCCGGATCAAGGCGCTGCATCACCGCCAGCGCGCCCGCAGGGTCATATGCGCGCACCTGGATCATGCCGGGGGCGCGCCCTCTTGCAGCAGCCGGCGGCGCGCGACATTGGCCCAGCGGTTCAACGCGGCCAGATCACCGTTGCTGGTGGGGCTGGAATCGGTCGCGGTGATCCCCAGCATGGTGGCCGTGGTCGCGCCGTTCTTGCGCGTCAGTTTCAGGCCGCGGCCCTGTTCCAGCAGGGCCACCAGGATGGCCGTGTTGTTGCCGCCGTGATCCGCGATCTGGGCCAGCGCGCCACGAATGGCCGTGGCATCCAGCGGCCTGGGCGCGCGAGGCTTTGCCGCACGCTTCGGCGGGGCGGGTTTCGTCTTGGTCTCTGGCATCGTGTTTCCTTTCAGAATGGCATTTCAGAGGATGCCTCGATGGCCTCGAGCGGGAAGTCGCGCACCTCGAGCTTGTGCCCGTCAAACCAGGCGCATTCGACCTCGGAACAACACGAGTAGAGGACCGTCATGGACGGGCCACCGCTCTTGAGAACGACGAGATCACCGGGCTTTCGACCGTACCTTTCGGCAAACTCGGCGCAGGTCGCCGGGCGATCCTTGTCTTGGGAAGGGTCGATCTTCGGTTTCGCGTTTTTTCGTGCCATCAATTTAGCCTCCATAGGGGTTGAGGGGGTCATAGGTCGTGGTCAGCCCGCCTTGTGCCCCCGACAGGGGCGGGCCGCCGTTGTGGCCGATCGCGGCCGTCCGGTCCGGGTTCGACAGGGGGCTTGATCCGTCGCCGCGCGATTCCGACAGCAGCAGGTATTGCAGGGCGTCCATCACGTTGGCTTCGGTCAGGCGCTTGTCGGGCACCTTGCGGCGGTCGCCCGATGCGTTTATTTCGTCAGTCCAGACATACCGGGCCTCGAAGCCGCGGATCAGGAACTTGCACGACGGGTCTATGATGATGCCGGGCGTGCCTCCGTGCAGGTGTTCCAGCGCGGCGCGCACGGCCTCGAGACGCGGCTGCAATCGGTTGGTGCCGATGCGCTGGGGCCGCACGCGAAAGCCTGCCGCCTTGGATACCATCAGGTTCCATGTGTCGTTTTCGTCGGCCGCCTGACTGGCGCCGTGTTCGCCCGCCATGTCGGCCCAGGCACCTTCCACGCGCAGGCCGCGAAACCGGCTTTCCAGCAGATCGGCAAGCCGTCGGCCGAACTCTTTGGCCATCAGGCGCTCGGCCGGAAAGTGCAGCTCGGCCAGGATCTGCCAGGCATAGGGCCGATCGAACTGCGCCACGACGGCCGCGCCCTTGAAGCCCTGGTCAAGCCCGATCCGCAAGGGGACGCCAGGCCAAGGCTCAAGCGTGCGATCGGCGACATGGATTCGGCGGTTGAACTCGCGCTGGAACACCGGCGTGCCCACGCGCAGGTAGGTGATCTTGTTGAACACCAGCCGATCGATCATGTCGCCGCGCCCGGCGGCGCGCATGGCGCCGATCTGGACCGGATAGTAATCGGGCGACAGGTTTTGCAGGTTTTCGCAGCCGGGTTCGCCAAAGCCCGGCTGATTGTAGAACTCGAAGCGCACCTCGCGCGCGCCCTCGGGCAGGTGGCGGTTCAACTCCATCACGATGCGGGTGCGTTCTTCCTCGTTGTGGAAGACATTGAAGGTCCAGTTGTCTTCATCCGGGGCGTTGAAATCGCAGGCGATCTGCCCATAGCTGCGCAGCTCGGGCGGATAGCCTGCAAAATGGTGGCGGCCGGGCCAGCGGTTGATCCGGCCGATGCCGGTGGTCAGCACCTCCACGGGCAACGTGTCGGTTTCGTTCAGCCAGAAGTCGGTTGCCTGGATGCCGCGCATCGATGCGACGATGTTGTCGCCGAAGGCCATGAATTCGACGGTGAATTCGATTGGCCCGAACTCGTCTTCGAACTCGATG